GTTTATTCGGATGAGTGTACGGCTAGAAATGAAATGGGTAATGTATTAAAGATACATCATGAAGATGACCAAATTAAACAAATATTAGAAAATTTATTTTACGATATATTAAATGTAGAATTTAACTTATGGCCATGGACTAGAAACTTAGTTAAATATGGTGATTTTTTCCTACAATTAGAAATAGCAGATAAATTGGGTATTGTAAATGTAATGCCACTATCAACATATGAAGTTAGTAGAGTAGAAAATTTCGACCCAGAAAATCCTCAAAGAGTTAAATTTATATATGCACCATACCAAAACCCATCGGGTGGTTATGGTCAAACTCCAAAGAAAGAATTTGAAAACTATGAAATAGCACACTTTAGATTAAATTCAGATTCAAACTTTTTACCTTATGGAAAATCAATGATTGAAGGTGGTAGAAGAGTTTGGAAACAATTGATGTTAATGGAAGATGCTATGTTAATTCATAGAGTAATGAGAGCTCCTGAAAAAAGAATCTTTAAAATTGATGTAGGTAATATTCCACCAAACGAAGTGGATAACTACATGCAAAAGATTATCAATGGTTCTAAAAAAGTTCCATTTGTAGACGAAAGAACGGGAGATTACAATTTGAAATACAATATGCAAAATCTTGTTGAAGATTATTATATGCCAGTAAGAGGTAATGATAATGGTACTTCAATCGATACCCTAAAAGGTTTAGAATATAATATGATTGATGATATTAACTACTTAAAAGGTAAGTTAATGGCAGCATTGAAAATTCCAAAAGCATTCTTAGGATATGAAGAAGATGTAAATGGTAAAGCGACTCTTGCAGCACAAGATGTTAGATTTGCAAAAACAATTGAAAGAGTACAAAGAGTATTAATTTCAGAATTGACTAAAATAGCAATTATTCACTTATATGCACAAGGTATTACCGATGATAAATTAACAGACTTCTCATTAGAACTTACAATACCATCTAAAATATACGAACAAGAACAAGTTGAATTATATACTTCTAAAGTAGCATTGATTACACAAATGCAACAAACTAAAATGTTCTCTAAAGAGTGGATGTATGAAGCGGTAATGAAACTTGCAAAAGATGAACAAGATACAATGACATTACAGGTATTAGATGATACCAAACAAACATTCCGTTTAACATCAATTGAGACACAAGGTGTTGACCCTGCAAAAGAAACAGGTACCGATGAACCAACTAATGTAGAAGAAGAATTGAATAGACTTAAATCGGAATTAGAAGAAGATGATAAAGGTGGTCGACCAAAAGACCCTGTTAGATATGGTAAAGATGACCATCCACAAGGTAGAGACCCATTGGGTATTAAAACTCTCAAACAAAAAGAAGGGTCTGTAAAATATAAGGCAAGAGATTCATATTTAGAGATATTTAAAGATATGGACGGAAATAAAAAGACTATTTTAACAGAAGATAACATAAAATAGTAATAAACCAATAATAAAATATATTTATATCAGAATAATTGTATAATTTAATGAAAAAAATAAAACATTCAAAGTTTAAAAATACGGGATTCTTATTTGAATTATTAGTAAGACAAATTACCTCAGAGGTTATGTCATCTAGTAAGTCGGTGGCTGAAAAACTTTTGAAAGAACACTTTAATTCTAAACAAGAATTATCAAAAGAATTGAAATTATATCAATATCTTATTAATGAAAAATATAATTCAGAATCAAAGGCTGAACAATTCATCAATACGATATTAGAAGCTCGTAAAAAAATAGATGAGAAAAAACTTACAAAAGAGAAATACAATCTTATTAAAGAAATTAAAGAAACTTATAATTTAGATGAGTTTATTAAATCTCCAATTTCTAATTATAAAACATTAGCATCTATTTATAAAATATTTGAAACTGTTATTAATAATGAAGAATATGACCCAACCGATATAGTTAGTTCTAGATTTACAATTGCAGAAAATATTATCAATTCTTCTATCCAAAATAAAGATGTAAAAATTAAAGACGCAGTTTTAGAAGAATATAGAAAACAAGATGATGATTTAAGAGCAGTTTCTTATAAATTATTAGTTGAATCGTTTAATAACAAATATAGTAATCTTACCAACGACCAAAAAGGTTTATTAAGAGAATATATTAATAATATCAATAATACTGGTAAATTAAACGAATATGTTTCAAATGAGATAACCAAATTAGTAGAAGGATTAAAAGAAGTTGGTTCTAAAATTTCTGACAAAGTTACAAAAATAAAATTAGCAGAAACGATTACAAATATTAGAAAAATTAAATCTGTTAAAAAGATTAAAGAACAACATTTATCAGCAATGATGATGACATATGAATTATTAAAAGAATTAAAAGAATCAATTAAAAAATAAAAAATGGTAAATTATAGAATATTTAACGCAAAAGAATATACAGCTGGACAATCAGGTTCTTTAGAAAGAGCATGGGGTGTAATGAGAGGTTCGGCAGTTTGTTCAGGTTCAATAACATTAGAAGGTGTTGTTGACAATAACCTAAGTGGTACAATTGCACAAACTAATAATCACTCCACTATGAAATTAGAACATTTGGCAATAGGAGAGCCAGTTCCTTGTTATGTTAGAAGTATTACAGTAACTTCTGGAAACGCATATTTATTAGCTTAAAATTAAACGGATAATCAAATGTCGGAAACATTAAAAACAGAACAACTTAATAAAATAAGAGAAATTGTTCGTAAGATGGTGAGAGAAAGAATGATTGATGAAATGAATACAACCGGTGGTGTAGAAGGATATAATACTCCATATGCATTTAGTGGTAAAGATAGTGAAAAGAAAAAAGCTAAAAAACAAGCAGACTTAACAGGATATACTCCAGTTAATGAAAATAGATGGTTAGCATTGAAACAAGAGGAATCAACCGCACAATCTAAAATTGGTAGAGGTATATCTAACATCAATAAACAATTAAGAGAAATGGAAAGATTTCTTAATTGGTATGGTAAGATTAAAAATGAAAGTGGTGTTAGTAACAAATCTTATTGGAAAAGGACAAATAGTCATATTTATAGTATACAAGAGAGATTATTAAAATTAGACCAAAAAATCAGACAAATATCAGAATAATGAAACATACAGAATTAAAAGAACTTATCCGTCAAGTAGTTAAAGAAGAAAGTGACTACCAACAATTATTTAAACACATGTTAGATAGAACAGGTAAGTCTATTCCTGATATGTCCGATGCAGAAAAAGTTAAATTCTTTACTGCAGTAGATAAAGCTAGCAAAGCAAAATCCGAAGGTAAATTAACAGGATACAATGAAGCAGAATTATCAGCAGGTCAAAAGAAAATTGATGTAGATGGTGATGGTGAAATTGAAGGAAGTGATTTAGCAGCATTAAGAAAAAAAGACTAATGAGTAAAGGATTATTGATAGAAACACATTTGTTTGAGGCAAAACTTCAACAAGAAGAAAATGGAACTTATTTAGTTAAGGGCATTTTGCAAAGAGCAGGTGCACCTAATCAAAATAATAGAAGATATCCTAAAGAAATCTTAGAAAGAGAGTGTCAAAAATATCAACAACTTATTAAAGAAAGAAGAGCTTTGGGTGAATTAGACCATCCTGAATCTCCTGTTATTAATTTAAAGAATGTATCACATAACATTAGAGAAATCTATTGGGAAGGTGATGATGTATGTGGAGTAGTAGAAATACTTTCAACACCATCAGGAAATATCTTAAAAGAATTATTAAAGAACAATATCCGTTTAGGTATTTCATCTAGAGGATTGGGTTCAGTTAAAGAATTGAGAGATGGTACTGTAATGGTAGCAGAAGATTTTGAATTAGTAGGTTGGGATTTTGTATCTAACCCATCAACACACGGAGCATTTATGGCACCTTTACAGGAGTCAAAACAATGGGCAAAGATAGCAGAAGAATGTGGTAAGTGGTGTAAGTCACAAGATTTAATGAGAGAAATTATAATAGAATTAAACTAATATGGCAAAGTTAATAAATTTAGTACCAGGAAGAATAGTAAAAGAAGAATTGGAAAATTTTGATACAAGTTTACCAACAAATGTTAAAAGGTTTTTGGATAAAGTGGTATCACAATTGAAAAGTTATAATTTGAATAGAAAAAAAGAAGTGTTAGTATTAGCCACTATCATTGATGCATTAGGAATGGATAAAATGGAATTAATGAGATATGTACAAAAAATAAAAAAATCGGATATTTTAAATAAATAAGATATGATAAAGTTAAAAGATATATTAAAAGAAACCGAAGAGTTTCAACAACTTCCAACAGAACTAAAAAGACATTTTTTAGAAATTATATCTACATACAACCAACATAGAGAAGGTATGAGTAGAAAATCTGATATTAGACAAGTTGCAGAATCATTGGGTGGAATAGCTGATGCAGCACAAGAATATACTTTAAGAGAAGGTGGTGATTGGTTTGATAGAGTTACTATTAAAAGAAACATGACTGAATTAAAAAAGTTTCAAGCTGCATTTGAAAAAGAAGCACAAGAAGCAACTGCACAAGAACAAAGATTAGAAGCATTATACGAAGATATGGGAAATGTGTTAAGTAGATATTTTGAAATAGCAGATATTACAGAACAACAAATGGCCGAAAGATTAGGATTAAAAGAACAAAAATCCAAAACTTCCAAATAAATGGAAACCAAAGAGAAAATAAACGAATCATCATTGGTCTTTATTTTAGGTGGAATTGCATTATTTGCATTTTTCCAAATGTTCTTTAGTAATTTAGCAGATAAAGTTGATGCATATTATTCAGGACATAGTGTTCCTATTAGTAAAGCTTTAAAACAAATTCTAAAAGGTTTAAGAAATAGTAAATCTCTTATTGGAAAAATAGATGATTATGTACAAGAAAAGGGTCCCGGTGATGCATTGGTTTATGCATTGATGGGATGGCCGGAAGTAAAATCAGAATTAAATAAATTTAAAAGTGATAAAGAAATAAATTTAGAAGAATTAAATATAGAATTAACTAAATTGTTACAAAAAGCTTTTCAAGATGAAGCAGAAGAACAGGGTTTGACATATAAATTCAAAAAGAAAATAAGAAATCAAAAATGGAGCAATTAACATAATTTATTATGAGTTTAAAAATAGATGCTCTTAGAGCAAAATATACAGCACAACGTTTGGAAGCACTTGCAACATTAGAAGTTTATATGAAAAACTCTGTTGGCATTGGTGAACATCCACAAATCATTGAAGAAATGGATAAGTTAGTAAAATCCATAGCAGAAGCAAATGATTGTTTAGAAACACTTAATGAG